CCACGGGGCGGGTGAAGTGGGTGTGTGGGGTCTCGGTCATCCAGCCTCGGGTGATCATCGCTGTCCGGTGCATCGTCCTCTCCTCTCGTGTGTGCTGGGGGCTTTGTGCGCCCCCGTCCGTGTTACCTGCCTTTCGTAAAGCTCCGTCCTTCAGGGCGGAGATATAAGAAAGTTGCTGCGCAGCAGCAATTCCTGCTGCGGCACAGCCGCATAAAGATTTGCTTAGGGCACAAAATGCTAGGTACGCTTTCTGTAATTCGCCTCGGCTTTGACTCACGAGCAGTGAAACGCCGGAGTGCCACCGAGGACGGCTCTTTGAAACTTCGACTAGGGCGTTGTGCTGGGAAGTCCAGCACGTAAAAGTTGAAACGCTGAGAGTGAACCATTTCAAGCGCAGTGTCTCCCTTCAGTGGAGGCACTCCTGGTTGGGGCATCAACCAGTGTGGAGAGCTAGGCGTAAGCCCACTTCGGTGGCTCCTAGCGTTTGATCCCAGAATCCTCGGCATTCATGCCGGGGAGTATGTCAATCGGGCTGCCCAAGTTCCTCGACAGCCACCATGTCCACGCCCAGCGCGTCGCGTAACACGCGGCTCTTTGCCCTGGTCAGTGCCACCCGGCGAAAATGCGGTGCCACCTGCTTCGTGACGTTCGTGGGCGTCGCATCACCGCATTCGTGGTAGTGGCGCCCATCGCGGAAGGTCGCCACCGCTTCTGCCAGCGACAGGTCCTCGCTGTTGTACGTCCACTGGGCGGTCAGTTCCTGTAACCCCCGCTCCTGCGCCAGCTCCAGCAGGCCGGCATAGCGCACAAACGGCTTGCCCTGGATGTGGACGACGTAGCGCGGGTCAATCCCCATCTGTGGCTCATCGCAGGGCAGGATGGCCGGGACGGCAGGGCTCCGCATCTCGTCGGCGGCTCTGAGGTAGATGGCGCGCGCCAGGCGGTGCTTACAGTACTGCGTATCAGTGTACTGCGCATCCTCACACCCACAATGGCCATTCACCACGCGCCAGCCGCCCGTCCCACGCACCTGGCAGGTGCCATCTTCTTCGAACACCACGCCACCGGTGAGGACTAAGGCGGTGGCCCGCTGAATCCTGCCGTGCATATCGGCGGGGAGCTTGGCCTGGGCCACAGCACTGACACGTTCCACAGCGGCGGTCCATGTCGTGTCAAAGTTGACGGTGTTGCTCTGCTCTGTTATTGTTCCCATGATCATCTCCTTACGCTTCCAAGGTGTGTGTGTGATGGTCGGGAGCCATCCGGCGCTTGCAACACCTGATGGCTCCACTGCTACTTTCCCTCGGTCGTCTGCTTCTGCTGCCACTCCGCTTCGAGCCGCTGAATCTCGGCGTCGTACTCCGCAGTCTGCATCAGCCAGTTGTGGCCAGTGCGTTCCTTCTTGTGGCCGGTCACGTGTCCACGCTGCATGTCGTGTGCTCCTTCGTGGTGCCTAATGGGTCCGTATAATCAACAGGCCGACCTGCTCAATGAGCAAGCCCAGGCGGTAGTTTTGCCAGGCGATAAATGCCATGCTCACTGCCATCATCGTGAAACCTGCGACCGTAATGATCCGATCTGCCATCGTCGTCGCCTTTCCGTTGGGGTTGCTCGCTGCTGTGTCTACAATAAATATATCACGTCAGTGATTATCACGCAAGTGAAATATCTCTTGTGTGAAAAATATTTTCTGGCTATGCTTACTGGCAGGAGGTGCACACACATGCATGAAACGTTTGGCGAACGACTGGCACGGTTGCGTAAAGCGGCTGGGCTCGCGCAGGGCGCGCTTGCCACCCAGGCTGGCATTGTGCAATCCCTCGTCTCCATGCTTGAACACGATCTCCGCGATGGCCTGAAAATCGAACTGGCCACCGCTCTCACGCTCGCCAGAATCCTCGGCGTCAGTGTGGAATATCTGGCGACTGGCCAGGAGACGCTCGGACGTCCACGCAGGAAAACACCAGCAGCTTGACATTTTCGTCTCCCTCGCTACCATAGTGCACGAGACACCCTGCCGTAGGTCTACCTACGTGCCAGGGTGTCTTTTTTTTACCCGTATCTGTCTGGCCTAAGGGTGTCTCCGGCTCCCACCTCGCACGTCCATGCCGTGGGGGTGGGGTGCTGGCCTCTGCGAGGATGTTATGCCCAAACCCGCCCCTGGTAGCGGTTTTCGTACTATTTCGCACCCCAAAAAGCGCGCCATCCTCATCGCCTATGCCGAGAGCGGCCATGTCGGCAACGCCTGTGCCAACGCCAGAATTACTCCGCGCATGCATCAGTACTGGCTCAAAGAGGATCTGGAATACGCTGCCGCCTTCGAGGAAGCCCGCGCCATGGCGGCCCAGGCACTTGAAGACGAAGCCCGCCGGCGTGCGGTCATCTGCGAGTCGGACGTGTTGCTGATCTTTCTCCTCAAAGGCGCCATGCCGGAGCGCTACCGCGACAACGTGCGCCACGAACATACCGGGAGTGTCACTTACCACGAACAAGCGCTGAGCGACGTGTCCGCCAAAAAGGAGGCCCTGCGCCATGCCAACGGCCACGCAACCTAAGCGCCTCACCCTGGAGCAATGTGCGGCGTCGTATGTCGATGATCCCCTGGGCTTCGTGCTCTTCGCCTATCCCTGGGGCCAGGCCGGGACTGCGCTGGCCCAGGACGATGGCCCCGACGCCTGGCAGGTGGACGTGCTCCTGGCCCTCGAAGATGCCCTGCGGGATGAGGACCACGCCGGCGCCATCCGGCTGGCGGTCGCTTCCGGTAACGGCGTCGGCAAAGGCGCCCTCACGGCCTGGCTGGTGCAGTGGTTTGTCACCACCCGCGTCAAACCGCAAATCGTCGTCACGGCCAACACCAAGAGCCAGCTCGATACCAAGACCTGGCGCGAGGTCGCCAAGTGGCACGGAATGTCACGCTTTCGCCACTGGTACACCTGGACCAAAACCGCGTACTACCGCACCGGGCATGGCGATACCTGGTTTGCGGCGGCCATCCCCTGGAACGAGCACAAGCCAGAGGCGTTTGCCGGTACGCACGATAAACACGTGCTGATTGTCGCGGATGAGGCCTCCATCCTCCCGGACACCATTTGCGACGCGATCGAGGGCTCGCTGACCACGCCTGGCGCCATCTGCGTTATGCTCGGCAACCCCACGCGCAACACGGGGCGTTTTAAAGAGATTTTCCCGGGCGGCCGGCTCGCCCATCGCTGGCGCACGTCCCAGGTGGACTCGCGCACCGCACGACACGCGGACCAGGAGCTTCTACAGCAGTGGGTCGTCGACTATGGCCTGGAGAGCGATTTTGTGCGTGTTCGTGTTCTCGGCCAGTTCCCCAGGCAGGCCGTGGGGCAGTTTATCTCGGAGGAGACCGTGCGTGAAGCGCAAGCCCGCACCGCCCCAGTCGACCCCCTGGCGCCGACGATTATCGGCGTCGACGTGGCGCGCTTTGGTGATGACCGCTCGTGCATCGTGGTACGCCGCGGCGGGCAGCTCCTCGAGGTGAAGGTGTGGCGCGAACTGACCACCGTGCAACTGGCGGGCTACGTCTGCGAAGTGGTGGACCGCTACCGCAGTGAGCACCCGACGGTGTGCATTGACGGCGTGGGCTTAGGGGCTGGCGTGGTGGATGTGTGCCGCGCGCGCGGCTACCGGGTCGAGGAGGTGTTAGCAGGGGGCAAGGCCCTGGATAGCCAGCGCTTTTTCAACGTGCGCGCAGAATCCTGGAACGGTATGCGCGAATGGCTGGCATCGCGGGGGAGTCTGCCTGCCAACCAGGACCTGGCGATTGACCTGTGTGCACCGGAGTATCAGTACAACGACAAGGGACAGCTCCAGCTCGAGCGCAAGGAACACATGAAGGGTAGAGGGCTCGCCAGTCCGGATCTGGGGGATGCGCTCAGCCTGACCTTTGCAGTGCCCGTCGCACCAAAAAGCATGCCGCGCGCGCCACAGTTCCGCATGCCGACGGGCAAAGATAGCTGGATGGCATAGTCCAATGGATACCTCACAGCAGCTCTACTGGCGCCAGTCGCGGGAGGTGCTGGCCCCGTGCCTGGTCCGGGTGCAGCAGGATCGTGTACGGGCTGAACCCCATAGCGACCTGGCCGTGGCGCTCGAGATCGCCCACGAGGCGATTGCGGACCTGCTCCAGGTGCTGGACTACGAACTTGAGGAGACGAGCGGTGGCGCGTAAAAGCACGAAGGGATTGTCGCAAGAGTTAGTCTCGAAACAGTTTAGAGAAGTCTATGAGCATACTCCGTCAACCGTGACCAGGGCCGGCGTGACTGGGGAGAAAAAGCGCAAAATGTTGGCCGCGGTGGCGCTCTCGAAAGCACGTGCCGCCTCCAAGCGTTGAGCAAGGAGCAGGGCATGCGGCAGATCGAGGTGGTGTCAAACGCCCTCCCACAAGAGTACCTGGGGCTCAGGCAATGGGCAAAGCTCACGCTCTCCTGCGCGCGGGAACATGCGCTCAGGTTTGAGGCTGCCGACCAGACGTTAGGGGAAATTGCGCGCCAGTGTGAGGCCCTGGTGCTCCTGTGTGAGCAGGTGGAGAAGGAGCATTTCCGCCGTGGCTGAAATGACCGTTGTTAGCACCGACGAGAGAGAGCGAGAGACCCAGCATCCCCAGGATGATGAGGAACTCCTGCGTGTGGCGCGCCAGCGCTTCGCCCAGGCGGAGAGCGCTGAGCGTGACGAGCGCGTGCAGCAAGCTGACGCGGCCAGGTTTAGGGCTGGGGAGCAGTGGACCGCGGAAATGCGCCGCCTGCGGGAACAGCCCGGGAGCAGTCGGCCCTGCCTGGTCATCCCGCGCCAGGAACAATTTATCAGGCAAGTGACCAATGAAGAGCGCAAAAATCCCCAGGCCATCCGCGTCAACCCGGTCGACTCCGGCGCCGATGTGCCCACCGCGGAGTTGCTGCAAGGCGTCATTCGTCACATCGAAGTGGCCAGCCGCGCAGATATTGCCCTCACCCTGGCCTATGACCAGGCGGTCGGCCAGGGGCTGGGCTACGTGCGCTTGCTCACCCGGTACGTGGATGAGCGCAGCTTTGACCAGGAGCTTCTGGTGACTCCCGTGCGCTCACGCATGGCGGTGTATCTCGATCCACACAGCGAGTCACCCGATGGCTTAGACGCGGACTGGGGCTTTGTGGTGGAGCGCATGTCCAAAGCCGCGTTTGCGGCACAGTACCCGCAGGCACGCGCCTCTATGGCGGGGTGGGGGGACGAGCACCCATGGATAGAAGCCGACAGTGTGCAAGTGGCGGAATATTGGTACAAGGAGTATACCACGCGGACCATTGTCCAGCTCGTCACCGGCGAGGTCATGGCGCGCGCAGACGCCCCTGCGGGTGTCTCCATCCTCCAGACGCGCCAGGTGCAGGACGTGCAGGTGTGGCAGGTGAAAATGAGCGGCTTTCTCGTGCTCTCCAAGACGCGCTGGCTGGGGCGCTATATCCCCATTATCCCGGTGGTTGGCAACCTGCTCGTGGTCAATGACCGGCAGCAGAAAACCGGCATGGTCCAGCCCTCGATGGACGCCCAGAAGCGCTACAACTACATGGTGAGTGCCGAAACGGAGGCGATCGCCCTCATGCCGCGGGCGCCCTTCGTCGGCTACGCGGACGTCTTTGAGGGCTTTGAGCCGCAATGGCAAGCCGCCAATACGGCGGCGTACGCCTATTTACCGGTCAAGCTCGTGCAGACCCCTGCAGGTCCGCTCCCCCTCCCGCAACGCCTCGCGGTCGAGCCTGCCATCCAGGCCATGGCGCAAGCCCGCCTCATGGCCGCAGACGATATTAAAGCGACGCTCGGGATGTACGCAGAGGGCCAGGACCCGCGCACGATGGAACAGTCAGGCGTGGCCATTGAGAAACGGCGGCAGACCGGGCAGACGGCCAATTACCAGTACCCGGCCAACCTGGCGTGGGCACGGCGCGCCATGGGTATTCAGCTGCTCGATCTCATTCCGCGCATCTATGACACGGCCCAGGTGCTGCGCATTATCGGCGAGGACGGTGCCGTGAGGCAGGTGCAGGTGGCGCAGCATCCCGGCCTGGTGCAGCTCCTGCGCGGCAACGTGGGGCGCTACGATGTGACCGTGTCGTCAGGCCCAGCCTACGAGACGCAGCGTCAGGAAGCGGCTGCCGGGATGGACCGGCTGATGACCGCCTATCCCCCCGCAGCCCCAGTCATCGCGGACCTGTTCGTGCAGTCCCTGGACGTGCCCATGGCCAAGGATATGGCGGCACGCTTAAAGACGCTGGTGCCACCAGAGGCGCTCGCGGCGACGAACGCGGAAACACCCGCGGATCAGGTGGCACAGGCGCAGAACATGGTGCGCCAGCTCCAGCAGGACATGCAGGCCCTCCAGGCCTATGCCCAGGATGTCGAGCAGAAGCTGCAGGCCGCCGGCGACGAGTTAAAGCTGATGCGCATCACCAACGCGGACCTGGTGGTGAAACTCGACAACAAGCAGGGTGAGCTCAGCCTGAAAGGCCGGGAACTGGACCTTGACCAGCAATCGGCCCTGTGGAAACACGAAGAAGCGCTGATAAGCTTGCAGCTCGACGCGGCCAAACTGGACCAGACGGCCAGCAATGGCACCGGACGCTACCCGGCGAGTAGCGACACCAGCACATAGGAGCTGAAAATCCTATGCCAGTGACGATGGTGAGTACTGGCCCTGATGGCCAAACCATAACCGAGACGATTCCTGACGACACGGCTGCACCCGCTCCTGCCCAGGAGCCGGGTGAGACCCCGGCAGCGCCAGCCCCTGCCCCTGATGCTCCAGCGCCATGGTCCGCAGTCCGTGAGGAGGGACAGGCGCCAGGAGAAGCTGCGGAGCCATCACCCGCGCCAGAGACCGAGACCGGTGGTGAGGAGGAGGGGGCGCCACGCCAGCAGAGTGACCGCGTGAACCGGGCCTTTGCCCGGGAGCGGCGGGAGCGCATTGACGCGGAGCGGCGCGCCGCGGCAGCCGAAGAGCGCGCCAGGCTCTATGCGGAGGCGTATCAGCCGGAGTCAGAGCCGAGCAGGCCACCGCGATCCCAGGGCGCACCGCGTCTGGAAGATTTTGAGACGCAGGACGAGTTTGAGGCGGCGCGCATTGACTATCTGGTAGAGCAGCGCTTCCAGGCCCGTGAGCAGCAGGAGCGTGGACGAGAGCAGGCCAGGGCCGAGCAGGCACGTGAGCAGGCCCTTGAGGCCAGGCAGCAGGCGTTTAGGCAGCAGCACCCGGATTATGATGACGTGCTGGCGGCGCAGCT